TCGTTAGGTTTATCCGCTAGTTTGGCCTTAAAGTAGTCTTGCATAAACCTAGCTTTTTCTACAGCCCCTGACGTAGTGTTTAGGACGTTCTTAGGTAGAACTTCTTTGAACACAGCTTCTCGAACTTTTAGGGCGTCCGAAGCGTTGCCTACAGTCCGAATCATACCGTAGAAGTCCTTGTTGTCCATGTCTGGAAACGCTTTTCTCGCAAGGTCTATCGTTGGTTTACTCGAAAGCAGGACGAGAGAAGGAGTAGCAGTCCCACCACCTAAGGCTTCCGCCTGTAGCTTTTCCCCTGACTCCTGACGACGAACAACAAGTTGAGTCTCTCCGGGAGCCGTGTTTGTATCGTGTACTTTATACAAATGATTCACTGCTCTATCTAGGATTACGTCCGGTACGTCTGTTGTGCCTTTGACCGCTTGTTTAGCCCGTGGTTTATCAGCCATGTCAAAAGCGTCGTCTACGTATCGCTGCATTTCAACTGAGCTACCGACAACAGTCTCACGATCAGGAGACATTCGTCCTTTCTGTTGTGCATCAATGAAGGCGCTTTCTCTCATGCTACCTTCCCTTATGTTTGCCTTAGGATCAGTAACGTACTCTTGTCTTCTGCCCCTACCTGTGCCCATAACGCGTGTTTTAGCTATGGCCTCAGGCATAAACATTTCGTACATAGTGTTGGGAATAGCGCCTATAGCAGGGCCAGCGACCGCCTGTAGTTTACTAGCTACGTCTGGAGATCGGTAAAAACCCTCAAGACGAGTAGGCAGGTTTTCTGCCAAGGTGTTCATAGCGTCACCAAAAAGCCTACCAGAGCCTTTAATTCCAGCCAGTTCTGCTACATTGCCTACTGCTTCTGCTTGCCTTGGGTACTGACGAGCAACTTCCATAAGACCTTCTGGGACACGTTCAACCACAGCCTGTGAAATAGCCTCAGTAGGTAAGACTGTACGTGCTGCTCCAGTAAGAGGAGACAACGCAGCTCCCGCGAGTCCTGCCATCATGTTTAGACCACCGTACACAGGGTCTGCAGGAGTTCTAGGGTTGAAGCCTTCTCCTGCTCCCTTACGTATTTTAGCTACGGAACTGCTAAAGTCTTCAGCAATGTTGCTCGCAGGGGCAGTTATAGGACTAGCCATTCCCCTCCCTATGAGTCTTCCGGCCTCTCTTTCTTTTATTCTAGAGGCGGCTTTCATTTCCCTACGAAATTTTTGAAAATCACTCATCTTCTTTCGTTTCCTCTCGTGTCTGGTCAATGAGGTCTACGAGTAACGCCCTGTCCATTTCAAACTGCTTCAGAATATAAGCGTCTTTAGTTCCTTTTATGGCTTTGTCAATGCCTGACAGAAGCTCTGCGTATGCTTTGAGCCTACGCTTGGGTTTCATTGCTAAGTACGCCCCGTAGACGCCTATGCCAACCGCAGCAGCTCCAGCAGCAGCACCAGCGCCACCAAGAGCAGCAGAAAGGGCGGTAGCACCAGTAGTAGTAGTAGCAGTCAACGCAAGGGGTGTTGTGGGAAGGTTTGCTACGTTCCTGACTCTGTCAAAACTACGGGCTAGCATGTTTCCTAACTCTTTTGCACGTTTGTTAGACATAGTATCTAAAGCTAGGAAAGAGTTGTGCTGTCGGTCCAACAAGTTGTGTAGTTTTTCGCCTCTAGTGTTTGTCTTAAGCGTGTTGTTCAGGACGTTACGAATAGCCTTGGCAGCTAGGGCTCTACCAGAAGCTGATTCTGCGTCAAGCACAGTAGAAGAAGCTCTACGTAATGCTGCGTCAAACTCACGTCGCGCCTTTAGTACGCCATTTAGGTCCGTACCGTGTTTTTCCACTAACTCTAAGGCAATCTCTCCAAGTTCTGCAGCAATCTTTTGTGCGTCCCCTGTAGCCAAACGGAACACAGGGTCTTGTTTGAACTCATTAATTGCACCTAATAAGTCTTCTGTCAACACGTTAGTGTCAATAGACTTATTCTGGGCTACAATCATGTTGTCCACAGCTTGTGCGGAACCTTCAATGTCCTTTTGTACAACGCGGTAGTTATACGTGTAGGAACGATTAGGGTCTACTTCTTTAATGTCAGCCAGTGTTTTAATAACGCCTTGGTCCCTAGCATTCGGTTGCCATTCGCGTCTACGGAGTGGGCCTACTTCTTCTGCTACGGCGTCTCCGGGCAGTACTTCTGGTTCAACTAATTTAGTTGTTCCTGTGATTCTGTCAGTCCTGATTGCTTCACGAGCTTCTTTTTGTGCACCTCTAACCACACTCTGAGGCAGACCTACGTCAGGCATGTCGGGACGAGGGCTAAATAAAGCGCCTAAGTCTACGGATGTCTCAAAACGCTCTGCTATTGCTGGGTTTTTAGTTGCAAAGTCTTGGTAAAACTCGTAACCTTTAGAAGCCGCACTAGCCGCTGTTTTAAACGCTTCAGTGTTTTGAACCTGAGCAAACAAGTCCTGTGCGCCTTCTTTAACCGACTGAGGCAGCATACCACCAATGTAACTACTTAAGGCTGCACCGCCTGCTCTAGCAGCTTGTGACACACCAATGGCTGCGGCCTCTGGCGCTCTAAAGACCTGCTCTGCAACACTAGGGTCTTCACCAGCAACTCTAGCAAACCGTCGTTGTACTTCCGGTGCAAACTGTTTCGCTTCTTCTTGCAACGTCTGAGACGCCTGTTGAAGACCTATGCCGGGACCAAAGGGTTGCTGTGGTTGTTGTGGCTGTTGCAAAGGACCATAAAGCTCTGCGGCCTGCTCCGCCAGTTCTTCAGCAGACTGACGGTCCCCTGCGGCCAACGCAGCATCAATAGCAGTCTTGTACTCTTGTTGAGTGTATTGCATAAATACCTCTTATGGGGTCTTAGGTAAGTAGCTTTGTGCTTGTGAAGAAAGACCAGAAGCAGTAGGACCGGGATCTACATAGATATTTCCGTAGAACGCCAAAGCAGGCGCGTTTTCACCTAGTTTTTCTTCCAAGGTGTTCCGTGTGTCTTGGTAGTTCTTAATAGTGCGTTGTGCGCTATCTTTGATGACATTCAAAAGACGCCCTAGTGCTATTCTGTCAACAGTAATGTCACCTGCTACTACTTTCTTTGCGTACTCACGGTCAGCGTCTGACAAGCCCGTGCCAGCACCTAAGTTAGTAATATACTGTGCCACACGCCTGCCTGATTCTGCTACGTAAGCTTCTGTGTCTGCAATAGAAGAAGGATCAACCACGTCAACACCAAAGGCACGAGTAAATCTAGAAATGTTCAACTTAAGCTCTGCACCAGCGCCTGTGAACATGTTGTCAATCGTTGGAAGTGTACGGTTGACTGACCCAAGGGCGTCTGCAGCAAGTCTAGCATTCTCGTGTGCTTCAGAAAAGTTTTTAGCACCTACTTTAGCCAACTCATCTGCCATACCGGAGGCAATGTTTTCCACGCGTTGTATCTGAGGCGGAGCCTGTTCCAACCCAAGTTCGCTCGCTTCGACCCACTTTTGTGTTTCGTCGCTCCACACACGACCACGCTCGTTGACGCGGAAGAACTCAACTTTGTTGTCTCTTTGAAAAGGCTTTAGGTCACCTTTTTCGCCTGAAATGTACTCATTAAAAACACTGTCTCTTACAGTTGCTAATTCAAGCTCATCAAACAAGTCTGGAGAAATACCAGCAGCGTTTGCCATACGCTTACGTACTAAAGGACTTTGAGTAGGCATTTTATCAAGCTCTGCCTGACGGATTTCCTTAGCAATCTCTTTAAGCTCTTCCTTATCAACTACGCCTTCGACACGCGAAGCAAGTTCAGGTAGTCCCAACGCAGTAGCAGCAGTAGCAAGACTTGTCTTACGTGATCCAAAGGCCGTTTCTGCTGTGATCTGTGCCTGTAACTTACGTGCTGCTTCTTCGTACTTCACAGCGTTAGGAACGTCACCCTGTTGTCGGTAAAACTGAGCTAATCGAAGTAAACCCTCAGGTGAGTTAGTGTCAATCTGAGCTAACTGCTGACGCTGTTGTTGCATCTGCTGTTGCTGCCTAAGCTGACCCGGAAGTTGTGCCGCTTGTTTTGCAGCAGTAAACAAACCCTGCCCCATCGCAGGAGTAGCCATCTGTCTTAAAAACTCTTGTGAAAACTTAGCCATGACTTAGTCGCCTCCTTGACCAAAGATACTACCCAATGCTGATATTAAGCTAGAGTTTCCTGAGGGTCTAGGGGTCAAAGCGCCTGACAAAAGACCAGCACCTGTTTGGCCCAACAAGTTAGCTCGTGCTTGCTCTGCAACCAACTGAGCCTCAAGTCCTGACATAGTAGCTTCACCGAACAAACCAGCACCCTGTAGCTGTGCCTGTTGTTGCAACGCTGCCAACTGCTGTGCAGGCTGAGTGGCCGCCAGAAGCTGTTGCTGTGGTAGGTAACCAGCGCCCAAGAATTGTTGACCTAGAGCCGCCTGTTGCATCTGTTCAGCTTGAGCTTGCTGCATAGCCCCTAACATAGCTCTATTACGTGCCTCATTAATGGCGGTCTCTTGTGCCAATAACTCTGGAGTAGCGCCACCGTACGCTGCAGAACTAAGCCCAAGACGACCCTGAGCCGCCATACGCTCTTCTGTAGCAAGACGCTGACGTTGCTCTTCAGGACGCTGTGCGGACCGCATACGCTCAAAGATAGCCTGCTCACGCTCTACTGTAGGTTGCACAGCTTGACCAAAGAAGCCTCCTGCTCCTCCCATCAACTGGCTTTGTAACGCCTGTTCTTCAGGAGACAGTCCCATAGTGGTTTCTATGGCTCCTTCAGGAGTAACCTGTGTTCCTAGACCAGCACCAGTAGCAGTAGTCACAGTAAAAGGTCTAAACTGTGTCTGCTCCATTTGCGTAGCGGCTAGTTCTTCAGCCCCTGTCCTTGCTTGTCTGCCTATGTCGCTAAGGCGGCCATAAGCTTCTCCTGTCAGTAGTCCACCAACAACACCCGGAAGCAGGACACCTGGCTGGCTTAGGTACGATCCAAGACCTCCTAGCATATCTAAGAAGCCTCCGCTAACACTATCGGTTGCCATGTCCATTATATCATCTGTATCATAAACAGTGTCTACCATGTCTTGCTCCTATTAAAGCAGCTTTCCTATCAAAGCCATTACGTTAATCTCCTGTAGTGATAATTGAGACCCGTCAATGTCAGCCTCTAGTCCAACTACTATACTTGTGCCATATCCTGTGGCGTTTAAACTCTTTTGGTTTGTCAAAGCACCACCAGTAAACTCTGCGGCGGTAAACTCACTTACACCAAAGAAACCAGTAATCTGGTCACCTACTGTAAATTCTGCTGTTGCGTACGAACTCTTGAAGTCATAAGCCCACTTAAGGAATACTGTTGCGTTGTTTGCACCAACCAGTGTTGGCTTCAGCTTTTTCAATATCTTGATTCTAGAGCTATCACCAAAAGTTAGGCTTGGGCTGTAGTACTTAAAGCGGTAAGGGCTTCCGTCGTCTTGGTATCCTTCGTACTCGCTAATTCCCTTAGACGTGCCTATAAGCAACGTACCGTCTTCTTGTCTTGTATACGAAGTAAACCCTGTAGACACCCAACGTGTTACACGGTACGACCCATTTTCTGTTGTTCCTCGAACGTCGAAACAGTAGGTTACGTCCTGACCTACAAAAGTCAACAGGTAAAAACCTTCTTCTGGACTATAGACAGACCTAAAGAACTGGTTTTCTGTCTGTAGCGCACCAATGATGTCCTTGGTAATGTTTCCTGACAAACTACTGATAGGCAAGGATTTCTCTTGTATCGCACGTCCAAAGCTCTTAAGGCCAGTATGTGACAGGAATAGCACGTCTGTGCCTGTGTACTGCACAGTATCTCTGTCTACGCAACCTACGCCAGCTACAGTGTCAGCCAGTGTCATGCTTGCTGGGGCCTCTGCGCCTTGGTACGCTACAATACTATGCTTACCGAAGATAATCAGAAGGCCGTTATGTGCGGCTAACGCAACAATCTCGTCGTAGCCATCAGGCCATACCTTGGATATATCAATAGAGCCGCTAGTGCCTCCCGTCCAGTTTTGGCCGATCAGTAGGTCAGACCAAAAAACAGTAGACTTGTTGTTGCTTACGTCAGCACACCAGAGGCGACCATAAGCAGACAACACTTCGTTGGCCTTTGGAATGTCCGCTGCTGCTGACGCACCTGTAACAGTACTTAGCTTGACAACAGAGCCACTTGTGTTGTTGTACACCAACGGTTCGTATGTTCTCTGGAAAAAATAAGTGTTGTCGTTAAAGTTAACCATCTTCCAGTTGTCAGCAGTGATTGTGTAACTGCCGGGAGTTTCGTCAGCTAACGTAGTTGTACCACTGATAATCTTGTTGTTACCAACAGAAAAAACCTTAGTGTTTCCTGCGTTGTCCTTAAACTCTTTCATGGCCCGTATAGAGTCAGATCCAAGGACAGTCTTGTTAGTCGTAATTACGTCGTGGCCCTTACGTGCAGCAATACGACCACGCTTGTCAATCACAGCGTTGTCTGCGATCTCAGCAAAGGATGGGTCCTGTGCCAGCGGCGAGTCTTCGGTGTTAACACCTTTGAACGCCGGGGCAACTAAGTTAATGCTACGTAATTCTTGTGCCATATTAAATAGTCCTAAATACCATCTCTTCAGGATGCTTTGCAGCGTCTATAGCAATAGCGTCAGACAAAAACTTATCAGCAATAGCAAAGTATTCACCAGTAGAAGTGCCACCTGTCTCGCCACGCTCACGAGCCAACAAAGCTACCGCAAGGTGGACTACAGGCATCGCTGGTACAAGCAGCACGTCTGTGTTGCTAGTCAAGTCAGCCTGACGCTTAATTACGTCAAACCGCAAGCTGTGAACACCGTCTGGTGTTGGACTAACAAGTACTTGCGTGTCACCACTAGAGTCCAAACCGCTGTACGTGTAGTACCGTGGTGCGCCTTCTACTGCTTCATTAATATACAACTGTTCATTAAACCAGTCTTTAGTTTGGTAACCCATGAAGCAGTTTTGTGTGTCATTAATTACTGACATGACTTTTACGTTGTCGTCAGCGCCTGTCAAAGAGTAACTGTTGTCGGAAGCAGTAGTAGTTACAACAATAGTTTCACGCAAGGCAGACCAATCGTTAGACTCTTCTACTATCTTCTTAGCGTCATTAATATAATCACTAACCATTTTGCTGTACGTGTTGGCAGTAACTGTAGTAACTTCGTCTTCTCGAAGTCTACGCAACACGTTGTTCATTAGGTTAAGATATGTCATGCTAACATTCCTCGTCTGCGGGTCCGCATTAATAATTGTTGTGCTTCTTCGTTGTAGTCTACTGCTGGTGTTTTAATAGCAAGCTGAGGTGCTTCTCTAGGACGGTACGTAATTCCTTTCATAAACTCTTCATAAGGTGCTCTAGTAGGAGCAGCAGGAGCAGCAAACATGCCTCCAGCAGCTAAAGCGTTTAGTACGTTTCCTCCCATGATCTGTTGTTGTAACTCTTGTTGTTCTTCACCGTACATTCTTTCAAAGTCAGCTTGACGCGTCAGGATTTCTTCTCTTTGTTCTTCTCCTAATCCTAGACGTGTGCTTACGCTTTCTCTGAACTGACCAAAGGCTTCAGCCTGACTAATCTGCCCGTCACGTAGTGCTTCAAAGTTTACATTAAACTCGTTCTCTAAATCACCAAGAGATAGATTTAGATCAGTAAAACGCTCTAGGCTATCAGCACTAAGGTCTTCTATCTGACCACCAACGCTGATTATTTCCTGAGCTAGGTCTAAACGCTCCTGTTGTGCTTCCGTAAATTGTTCTGCAGTAAACGCCCTAAAGTCAGCCACTGCTTCGTCTTGAGTTATCTGCCCTTGGCGTAACGCCTCAATGTCAACACCGACACCAGCAAAGAGGTCAGTGATTGTACCACCAAACTCTTCAAACTGTAGTTGCATGTCCTCGCTAAGTTGAGTTACGTCTCCACCAACAGTAAGAATTGCCTCTTGTAGGCTTGCGCGTTCATCTGCAGCAAGACCAAATTGTTCTGAAGTATATTCTTGATAAGTCTCTAAAGCTTCTGCTTGACTTATTTGTCCCTGACGTAGCGCCTCAATGTTTACATTAGTATCAGCAAACAATTCTTCAATAGTTTCGTCTTGTTGCTGGAACCGAAGCAACATGTCTTCACTAAGCTGGTTTATGTCGCCGTTTGCGGCTATAATAGCCTCTAGCAGTTCTCCACGTTCTTCTGAAGCAAGACCAAACTGCTCTGACGTAAATTCTTGGAAGTCTTCAAACCTACCTGCTACGTCTTCCTGTAAAGAGATAAGGTCTGTTCCTAGTGCCTCTAGTTCAGTACTAAGACCGCCTTCTACTCCTGCAAGGGCCTTTATTAAAGAAGCCTCAAGACCTGTGATGCTCTCTAAAAACTCTGCTTCTTGGTCACTAAACTCTGTAGCAATGCCGTCTAAAGCGTCATTAAAGCGTTCGTTAAGGTCATCAAAGCCTTCTTGCACTTCAGTAGAAGTAGCAAAACCAAAGCTGTCTACAATGTCACTTACGTCACCTTCTGACAGTCCTTCAGGGAACTCTATGTTACCAATGGCCTCATTGACTATACCACTAATGTCATCAAGAGATATGCCTTCAGGCAAACCATCAAGAGCGTCTTGAATTAACTGACGTACTTCCTCAGTAGTAGCTCCTTCAGGAAACTGAATGTTAGAGATAGCTGTGTTTACTATGTCTTCTACGTTTTCAGCAGTAGCAAACCCAAAACTATCTACAATATTTCTAACATCGTCTCCGGACAAACCCTCAGGAAACTCAATGTTAGAAATAGCGTCGTTAACTACGTCACTTACGTCGTCCAGAGATATGCCTTCAGGCAAACCATCAATAGCGTCTTGAATTAACTGCTGTACTTCTTCTGAGGTAGCGCCTTCGGGTATAACAATGTTGCCAATAGCAGTGTTTACTATGTCTTCTACTTGCTCAGGCGTAGCGTACCCAGCTTCTGCTAGTGCTAACGTAAGGCGTTCATCTGTGACAAACCCTGAGTCAGCAAGAGCATTTGTAATGTCTTCTGGTGTAGCGTAGCCTGCGTCTGCTAAGTACTCAAGCACTTGCTCCGGTGTAGCAAACCCAGCGTTTTGTATAGCTTCCTGTACTTGCTCTGTTGTAGCAACGCCTTCTAACGCTTCTGTCAACTGGTCTTGTGTCAAGTATCCCGCATCGGCTAACTCTTGTTGTATACGGTCAAAGTTTTGCTCTGACAGTGTTACACCGTTGACTTCAAAGTACTCAGCAATGTCTTGCATTGTAGGCATTGCATTGTAGTCAGGCAATGTGTCAACAAAGTTCTGAATAATCTGATTAATCTGCTCTTGCTGACCTGTAAACTCTTCGTCCATTTGTGCCAAGAAGTCAGCAAACAAACCTTCGATTACTGACGTGTCTGTAGGGTCAGGCTCAGGTTGTGGCTCAGGTTGTGGCTCAGGTTCAGGCTGAGGTTGTGGCTCAGGTTCTGGCTCAGGTTGTTCAATAGGAGCTTGCTTGACTGGGGTAGGTTCAAAAAACTCACCAATGAAGAAGTCGTACTGAGACTGCTCATCCATGAGATTAAAGTCTCCGGGAATTATGCCTCCTTCTTCTTCAAACCTTTGTGCTAACGCCTTAATAGAATACTGATAAATATCTTCTTCTAGTGCATGAAACGACAGATCATCGACCAACGACTGATACGTACCAGAGTTAATTGTTTCTAAACCAGTGTTTTCTAACTGCTCTCTGGTGTACTCCCCGTTAAGCTCAAAGTCAATGTCTTCGCTTTCTGCTAACTGAAAGTACTCATCTGTTTCACTGTTGACAAAGTAGTTGTTACCCCTGTTAGTAAACATAAGGGTAGGGTCTTGTTCTGGTGTTTCTTGAGTAAGTGGCAGTTGTTCTTCTGTTGCTGTGCCTGAGTTTACTAGTACGTTACGTGCGGCACCATAAACAGCACTTCCTACGTTTTCTGCAAGAATACCACCCAGCCAATCAGGTATACCAGAGGGAAAACTTCCAGCTAAAACACCACCAATAATTGTACCTGCTTGAGTAGGGTCTGCTACTGCTCCTTGGATCTGTCCAATAATTTTATTAATCTGTTCTTGTACTTCACCTACTACTTCTCCACCAGCACCAACAATAATAGTACCAATGTCGTTTAGTATTTCGCCAATGTCGCCTTCTTCAATAGCGCCAGTAATTTCTGTATCTGCAATGATAGTACTAATTTGATCAACAACTTCTCCTACTGTAGGTAAAAATATAACACCAGCAGTAGGCATCCAGTTAGGTAGTGATATTCCGGGAATGTATCCTTTTATAGCGTCTAAGATTCCGTTTTCACCAAAAACTCGACCACCAGCATCTACGACTTGTTTAATGTCTACAGTAACGCCAGCACCGCCACGAATTACTAACTCACCTCCACCAGTGGTAGTAATAGGAGTGGTAGGAGTAGCTCCAGCAAACTGCATTGCGCCGCTTTCTAAAACAGTGGTGACCAAAAGCCCCGGATCTTCCATATCCGCAAGAGCCTCTGGATCGTTAACCATAGTGTCAACAATACTTTGAGCTTCTTCGTAAGCTTCGGTTACTACTTGCCTGACCGCTGCTTCTAGTTGTTGTTCTGTACTTATTGAAGAACCTTCAAGCTGCCTTAATACTTCTGCGCTTGTACCTTCAGGAACACCTTGAGTACCTATCATAATGGCAGATAACATTTCAAAAATGTCATCATTGCTTACAAGCCGACCGTTAATTCTAACGCCGCCTTCTCCGGGAATAGGACCGGGAAGTTCTTCTGGAGGAAGCTCAAAAGGATTTTCGTTTCTAACAGCCATAATTATTTCTTCCAGTTAGCCAGACCACGTAGGCCAAACGATGCTGCAACAGCAGCGCCTAGAAAACCTTTGTACCACTCAGGCATATTGTCCAGAGCAGAAAACCCGTCCATCACTACAGGAACCATAGAGGGAAAGAACGCAAGTACACAAGGAACTGAAAACAAAATAGTAAACCATTCGTCTTTCCATGAGTTAGCTGCGTTGTTTGCATGGATGTTTTCCCAGTTACCGTCCTGCTGTATAGCTACCATCTTAGCTTCATGGACAGCCTTCTTTTCTTCAGACTTACGTTGAAGGTGTCCACCAACAAGATTAACAATAGGGCCAATCAAAGCCTGTATCATCTAGCAAACTCCAAGATAGCAATAGCCATAGTCACGATAATAGCAATAGAGGCAAAGCCACCTGTCATCATCTTCTCTAGTTTATCAAAGCGTTGATTGTGTGCGTCCAGTTGCATCTGAATCATTTCATAACGAATACTACACTCACGCTCATGAGCTTCTAACCGACTTAATGCTTGCTCTA